ATAGCACCTGTTCTACCTACAGAGAACTTAACTCTTGAAATCGTTAACGTAGCAGTAAAATCAGTCGTGGTTTGATCACGTCTAAAGTAGAACTTAGGTAGTGTTACATCAAAGTTATAGTTATAACCTACAACGATACCGTCAGCATAAGGTAGGAAGTTACCCTTTACTTCAAAGTATCTATAACCTGTACCAACTTCTGTACGTTCAGTAGCAGCAGACCAATAACCAGCATCAGCATCTAGAAGAGCTTCTGCATCATTTAGATCAGCTTGTGGTTTAGTGAGAAGCATTGCTGCCTCTCGTTGTTGAAATGGTGTATATGGAACGTAGACCTTGGTGACATCATTTGCCGCATCATACACCACCGCATCTACACCAGCTGCTGGTGAGACAGGACGTGTAAACATATCTAAACAAGGGTTTCCAATCACATCAGATGTATTAGAGGTGACCTCTCCTGAGGGGATCTCATCAAGGGTGATAGAACCAATAGTGTATTCATCTTCATGCTGTGCTACGACAACAATAGAGTCATTGATAATCTTAGCTGTTTGGATAGTACCAGGTAGTTCCCATTTAGTCCATGCTTGGAAGATATCTTTCTCACCATTGTTATAATACCTAAACAGGTAAAGATAAGAGCTACCACGATCAACCAACATGATCACAGAGTTCTGTGGGCTAACTGCTAAGTCATTAACAGTAGATGGAATCCACTCCAGAACTGCTTTACTGATATCTACAACAATAGGAGGTTGCTCAACATCACGTAGTTGTAGGGTAAATAGTTTACTGTAACCAGACACCTGGCTAACAAAAGCAGCAGTTGTACCTACATCAGCTGGTGGGATAGTAGCATCCATTTCATAGTTAGAGATAGCCCTAACAATAGCTGAAGATGGAGTCAGTACACTACCATCTGTTGTAAAAACTTGGAACTGTTGACGGTCACTAAAGACAAGCAAACCTTGAGGAGAAGGTAGAACATCATACAAAGTAGCAGGTCTAATACTAGCAACATTCAAATCAATAGGATCTGAATCTACTTGTGTAAGAGCTGATTTAACAAAGAAGTTATACGGGTCATTAGCCCGACTCATGATGATGTTATCTTCTGAAAGGATGCCAAACCTATTGCTATAAAAGAATGTAGAGTTAATAGTATAACCAACAAAAGCAGGAACTATACTGGTTACTTCATCACCAGTAAGACGTTCTGTCCAATTAATTGGTTTGAATTCAAACGATGTAATACCTGTACGAAGGAGCTGATAAGGCATTGTCGTAGAGTCTAGACCAGGTGAAGCATCACGTGCCCTACCTTCTTCCCACACACCACGACCCCTATCATTATCGTATGCTTCAAACTTAAGGTGGAAGTCATCTTCTGCTACAGTACTATTCAGTACCTTAACCCGATGACCTTGAAAGGATTCAGTAGGAAGACGTGTTACATCTTCAACCGAATCTTGGAAGGCATAGAGGGAGTCATTAGATACACCACCTTTAGCTGTGATAGTAAAGGGGATTGGAGTACCAGTAGGTGTAGAGTTATCTAAGATAACAGCATTAGCACCTGTGGTACGTTTAATTACGATACTATTAGTATAACTTTCAAGGTACCATATACCATCAAAGTCAGGGTTACTAGCAGATTGTTGTGCTAAAAGTCCAGCCCTAAGGGCGTCAATTAGGTTATGATTAATGTTGATATTCCCTGAATCAAATACCAACATTTCATCAAAGGTCGTCGCACTTTGTGGTGTTACAGAGAACTCAATACCTTGAATAGTGATGGAATAATTAAAGTCAGCTGTCAACACACTTAAGACGACAGTGGCTACTGTATTCTCAGTGTAGGTACCAGCAGGTTGCATAGCAGTTACTACTGACCTATTGGTAACAACAGTTGTATCCTGCACACTACGGAAATGATAATCAGCTTGGCTTGTGCCAGTAAGATAACTGGTACCATTATTGATAACAGTACACCACTCACCACTAGCTGCTACCCATACATAAATGTTATCATCTTTGATAGCACCAATGTATGAACCAGATATATCACGTTCAATAAAAAACCAAGCTGCATTTTCAAGTTCAGTTTTACTGAAAAAAGATCCATCAGGTTTCTTTAATACATTAGTAAACCTAAGACCACTCCTTTTTAAAAGACCAAAGGTAGGGTCAGGATACCCATTAATGCACTCAGTAAGCTGACCGTTTAATTTTTTGTCATCATTTTGTTGAGAGACACCACCAAGAAAGTTCGGTGTTAGTTGGGTTACAGCAGGCATCAGCGATACAATGTATGATAAGGTTGATAACTTTGATAATAGTTTTGACCTTGGGGACTACCAAAGTAAGTATAATCTCCTTGGTTACACTCATATTCAAGCGCCATTGATCGGGCAAACGCTTCCTTCTGTTGAAGCATTTGGTACTGACTACCGTCACCAATAATACGACTAGATACAATGGAAGCAGCACGTGCTACGATGAATGCTTGTACAGGAGCTGGAATATTCTCCCAATCAAAGTACCAAGTAATATCTACATAGATGGTTTCATCATCCCAAGTATATGAATGTGCTGTACGATCATAAAGTTTACCTCCACGATTGACAGCATCACGATTCATATTAACTGGGTAGTTTTGATTTAAATCCATCTGAAGTGCATTGTTAGGGATTAACACTTCATTGTTAGAATCAGGTGTGATTGGGTAATCATATTCTTTATTAAATGTCCAGCCTTCTGACTGTACCTCACGTGACACTTCTCGGAGGGTGTTGAGTACAATCGCAACGTCCGGGTTGGTTGGAGTTTCAACTCTACTTGTAACATTAGATTGAGTCAAGGTACGTTCTGAAACAGTCTGTGAAATGTTCACAGTGTATTCATACGTTACAGGATCTGTAGCAGGTACAGCTTCTACACCAGCTGTAGCAATAGACGTACCACTTGTTACACCAGTACCACCGATATAGGTACCAACTGGAATGTTAGCAGTAGTTGTCGTAAGTGTTGTACCAGAAATAGAACCAGTGAACCGACTTACTTCATTAATTACAAGAGTCTCTTCAGTTGTCAACGTTGTAACAGGAGCCTGACCAACTGACGCCAGGATCTGATTAACAGCTTGTAGCTCAGTGTTGGAGCCAGTGGTAGGAAATGGCATGATAACAATAGTGTTATATTAAGATTAAAAAAAGGAGCCTCCGAAGAGACTCCCATAATTCAATGATAGATCAGAATGCAGAAGGAGCAGTACCACCCACGTACAGCTCAACAGCTGCAGCAGGGTTCAGGTAATCGCAACCGCAAGCAAGACGACCCAGCATCACATCACCTTGGTAGATGACAGACACATCACCGCTGGTAACTTGCACCTGAGGACCAATGGCTTCCACCATACCTGCAGCTTCCTTCTGGAAGATAAGACCGCAGGACTTGGTACCCACTTCAGCAGCGGTACCATAATCGTTGTTGATACCAGTAGAAGCATCAGATGCATTCTCCAGAGCTTCACCAACGAAGTCACCAGTATTGGTGGGGGAAGTCACACCAGTGGTACCACCATAAGCAGTACCATACTTACCCAGGAACGGAATGTTCATGGACTTGTAGATCTTGATACCAGCGATCTCGATGATACCCTGACCGGACTGCAGAGCAGTACCTTGAACGTCACGGTTTACCAGACCATTAGTACCAACAGCTTGGATCAGCTCATAGTACTGACGGGGGTTCAGCACAGCCACACGACCATCGCTAGACACACCCTTTTCATCCAGAGCAGCAGCTGCATCATAGAATGCAGACACCAGGTTGGCAGCCACATAAGCATCAGAATCGTTAGCGGTAGAACCCACACGAATCTGAGTACCACCGGGCTCTACATAGTTAGTAGCGGTGATGGGGCTAGCCTTACGTGCACCACGAGTGATAGCACGGAAAGCAAGACGGTCATACTTCTCAGCAAGAGCATAACCAATCTTACGAGAGATCTCACTACGAAGATCGTAATGAGCAAGCACCTCATCCAGTTCATACACAAAGGCAGAGCTAATCAGAAGATCATCACAGGTGATAGTCTTCTCAGCCACCGGGGGTGCACCATTGGTATCACCCAGGATGCTGTTACCAGGAGTATGGAACTCAGACTTAGTACGACCCGTGAAGATGAACTGCAGAGACTTGCCGTTCTTCAGGGTACGCTTCATGATCAGGTCACGAGCAATAGTGTTATGCTGGAAACCTTTGAACATCTCACCCGAAAACAGTTTCAGGTAAAGGGCACGGCGATCCGCGCCGAAATTATTAGAACCCGGTACAGTAAGTTGTGCGGGGTTCACAGAAGATTGAAAAGCCATTTTTAAAGGAGTTAAGTAATAAGACTTGCTCCCAAACGTTTGGAAATTGTTTTAGTTTTTATTGTGGTCTATCCCACCGTCTAGACGGCGAAGGTTGTCTCCGTAGAGGCCAACGCCAATAAGAGCTAGGTCCGACTCTGAGGTGCCTAGCTCCAACCACATCTCTGTGGATTTCAGCCCCACTATTAAAGATAGGAGGGGGAACCTTTAATAAGACATTCCCTTATTAAAGTTTATTTCTGTTTAGGTGTGTAAGCAACGCCGCGATACTTCAGCTTCTGCTCTTTCTGTTGAGCTTTCTGCTCCCGTACACGGGCATCCAATTCGACTTGTGTCATTGTAAGGAAAGAAGTGTCTGAGCCCCGTTCCATGCTCAGGCGGTATGCGTCCCGAAAGGGATGAACGTACGTTACTTACTTCTTCTTAGCAGTCTTAGCTGCCTTCTTAAATTGAGCAGCCGTAGGAGCACCTTCGCTTCCTGGCTTCCTCATCTTCTCACCAGACCCTTGTTTAATTCTCATCCGTTTTGCATGGATGTTTGCGTAGAGACCACGTTTAGCCATTAGCCAATCACCGGGGCTGTGTGTGTAGCAAGATCAAGGGGGAAGTTGTGAGCGTTGCGCTCGTGCATCACCTCAAAGCCGAGGTTAGCTCGGTTGAGAATGTCTGCCCAGGTGTTAACGACACGACCATCAGAAGATACCAGTGATTGATTGAAGTTAAACCCATTCAGGTTGAACGCCATAGTAGATACGCCAAGAGCAGCGAACCAAATACCCACCACTGGCCAAGCAGCAAGGAAAAAGTGCAGAGAGCGACTATTATTAAAACTTGCGTACTGGAAAATGAGACGCCCAAAATATCCGTGGGCAGCCACGATGTTATAGGTCTCTTCCTCTTGGCCAAACTTGTAACCATAGTTCTGGCTTTCCGTTTCAGTAGTTTCACGTACAAGTGAGGACGTAACAAGTGAACCGTGCATCGCACTAAATAGCGACCCACCAAATACCCCAGCGACACCGAGCATGTGGAACGGGTGCATGAGGATGTTATGTTCGGCTTGGAAAACGAGCATATAGTTGAAGGTACCCGATATACCGAGAGGCATAGCATCGGAGAAACTACCCTGACCAAACGGGTAGACAAGGAAAACTGCCGTGGCGGCAGCGACTGGTGCTGAGTATGCGACACAAATCCAGGGCCTCATCCCTAGTCGATAGCTAAGTTCCCACTCTCGTCCCATGTAAGCATAGATGCCAATGAGGAAGTGGAAGACGGTAAGCTGGAAAGGACCGCCGTTGTAGAGCCATTCATCAAGTGAATTAGCTTCCCAAATTGGGTAGAAGTGTAGTCCGATGGCATTGCTGCTCGGAACGACGGCTCCCGATATGATGTTGTTTCCATAAAGAAGAGAGCCAGCAACAGGCTCACGAATGCCATCAATGTCCACCGGAGGTGCAGCAATGAAAGCGATAATAAAACAAATGGCTGCAGCAAGGAGACACGGAATCATCAGTGTCCCAAACCAGCCGACATAAAGACGGTTATCTGTACTGGTTACCCAATCGCAGAAGTCGTCCCAAAGATTTTTAGTTTGGGGTTGTGCAATAGTAACCATTGAAGTTAGTTAAGACGAGTTACTTTGACTTGTCCAACTCCAGAACCAGTGAGACCGATAGCATCAGCCGCACCTTTACTTAGATCTAGATTCCTACCATGAATGTAAGGACCACGATCATTTACCCGAACAACGGCACACCGCTTGAAACATACACGAAGTTTAGTTCCAAAGGGTAGTGTCTTGTGCGCTGTAGTAAGGGCGTTTTGATTATATCGTTCACCGTTAGCAGTAAGGTTACCATGGAAGCCAGGACCATACCAACTAGCGATCACCGATAGAGTAGTTAGAACAGGAATCATAATAATAAAGCGAAGAACTTTTATATTACTTACTCCTACTAATCCGCCAATACACTCGCAGTATTGACGGATCTGGCAATACTACTTTTTCTTAGTACCGCCGCCTTTGTGGCCTTTCTTTCCGCAAGACATGATTAGAATACTCCAGGAATAATTTGACCAGTTACAATGTAAGCGCCAATAGCAGCCACGAAACCAAGCATAGCAAGGCGACCATTAAGGAGTTCAGCACGTTCGTTATGAGGCACAGTGTAGTCTTTGTCAGTATACATGGTAGGTTCTTTAGCCCAAATGTTGGTGGTCATTAGAATTGAAGATCAGAGTTTTCAAGTTTACGGATTACATCTTGCCGGTAAGCTGGGTCTTTATCGTAACGTGGGTCACTCATTGCTTGTACAAGTTCAGCTTGGCTGCGGAAGGTAGCGTCTTCTTTACTAGCACTACGGCCAGTCAACAGGTTACCGTCCTTACCAACTGCATCACCGTACTTAGCAGCGAGTGCTTGTACAGCAAAGAAGATAGCACTAGGATCACCTTTACCCATCACTGAATCATACATCTGGATCTCACCTTCGGAGAGGTTTTGTCCAGCCCAACTGATCATAGATTGATAAGCTTTCTTACCACCTACCATCTTGAACAACTGTTCAGCTTGTTCTTGAGTAAGTTGATTTTCAGTAGGGGCTTCTTCTTCTTCAGACTCCTCTACTTCTTCGTCGGCTTCTTCACCGGCTTCGGCTTCATCGGTTTGTTGTACTTCATCACGTGGTTCACCTAATTTCTTTTGAAGTGCAAGGTAAGCTTGTTCAAGAGACTCAGCATCTTTGAACTTACCAGCATACATTTGATTTCGTTCACCTTCAGCTGCTTCAGCTACAGCCAGGGAATCTTGCTCATCAGCATTGAGTTCACCTTGATCTGCAGGTGCTTCGTTATAAGTTAGAGTTTCACTCATAAGTGGTGGTTACATTTGTGGTGGTTGTTGTTGCATCATTTGTTGAGCCATCTCAGCATTAGCTTGTTCACGACGTTGATCAACTTGTGCTAGTTGTCCAGCTTGTTGTGCCATAGCCATCTGTGCTTGTTGTTGCATAGCGGCTTGTTGTTGTTGCTGAACTTCTTGCATACTCTTAACAAGGTTCAAGACTTCAATACCTTGTGAAGCAGCTAATCGTTTGATGACCTCTTCAGGATTGATGTAGGTTTGAAGGGCTTCCGGTCCCATTGTTTGTGCAATAGTACCGAGGAATTGTGCCAAGCTTTCACGATCTTGACCACGACCTAATGCATTGATGCCTGCAACAATAGTAGGTCGTACAATGTCACCCTTAGGTAAGCGAGGAATATCGCCAACCTTTTGTGCAACACTGAGTTTACGATTTAGATACGGTACCAAAAACTCAACAGTCAAAAGGGAAAATAGTCCACCGAGTTGTTGTTCGAGTTCAAGTTGTGTGAGTCGTACTTCCTCAGCTGTGGTGCGTTCACTTTGCCGTACAGTAAGGATAAGGAATGCATCACTTAGACGTTGTGTTAGTGTACCAATCATTTGGTAAGCAGTTTGGAAGTCTGCTGTTTTACCAACTTGTACAACACCAATGTCATCTGGGCGACCTTGGATGATAGCACCGTTACCAGCTTTAGCAAGTGTAGCAGGTTTAGTCGTACTTGATGGGGAGACAGTGAAGACCACTTTAGCAGCAGCAGCAGATCCCTCTACCACTGCTTGTGACAGTGCTTCAAGTGACTTAAGATCACCAATAAATTCTTCCACACGACCACGACCATAGACTTCACCATCTACATGGTTAAACCTAAGCACCAACCAAGGTGTTGATTCCTTCGGTGCTTTACCTTGAGATCCAGGTAGTTGTTCCCCATTGATTTCTTGATGCCAGATCCAACGATTGTTATCTAAAGTACAATGTGTGTAGACATCAACCTCATCTTCATGAGACCTGGATTCATCCATTGGCTCATTGGGTTGAGGATCTTTATAATTGGGGTAAAATTTTTTCAGTATTTTTTTCGAGATTGTTTCCTTTGTTACGATCTCAATAACATTACCGTTGCCATCTCTATCTACTACATAACGGTTCAAAGGATAAAGCTTAAGCCCATCCTTACCCATAAAGATAAGAGCATTACCAGCTACAACAAGATGCTTAAGTGCTTGGTGTACAACGACACGATCACCTGAAGCTGCAATAGCCTCCATGATAATACGTTCTACTTTAGCAAACGACAAGTCAAGTTCTGATCTAATCTCAGGACCTAGTTCTTGACCAAGGTTGATATCATTAACCTGTAGCTTAAAGAAACTGGTTTGAGGTGGTAGTAGAGCTAACATCAATTTAGATGCTAGAGTGACTACCCCCTTTGCACCAACGCTTTGCCACGGGGTTGTTAGTTTGATAGATCCTTTGGTGTAGACCTCATCCTCTCGGATAAGATAAGGAAGAGTTAGATCGGCTGCCTGTCTAGCAGTGTTTAGAAACTGGGCACGGTCTGAAGACAATCTGTCATAACGAATTTTAGCAGTCATCAGACGTTAATAACAGTAGGTACTTGTGAAGCTGCAGAGGCAGACAATGTAGGTGAAGTAAAGGCAATAGGTACAGAAGAAGCTGACTGAGGACGATATTTAAATCCCTCAGTACCAGCAAGTTTATTCTGGTTATATCCAATACCAAGCTGAAGGTTAGCAGGAGATGTCTGACGACTAGAGTTAATCATAAATGCGCGATTATCAGCAGCTTCTTGCTCTGCAAGGGCAGCGTTTTGTGCCATCTGTTGCTGGTACATTGCTTGTGAATTAGCAATACCTGCTGTCATCATAGCACTTAGATCAGCCATTTGTTGTTGATTAGCAGCTGTAGATGCCGCCATCATCTCCAAGAATGGAGCCATAATGCTGGTGTAGTCAGGGCCAGCTGGTGCTTGCGAACCACCAAGTTGTTGCTGGGATGGCGTCATTGGGGAAGAAGAGGAAGCCGCAGCTAAATTAGGATCCGAAGCAGAAGTTAGAGTTTGGGTTTGGTTGGAGCCACGTGGGGCAATGTTAACTATTGGAACTCCATTTTGAGTACCGCTGGTACCCTGGTAAACATTTCCAGGGTCAATAACCAGACCTTCCAAAGGTGCTAAAGCCTGTTTAGCAGCCGCTTCGGCAGCACTAGCTGAAGGTGCAGGTGTAGATATCGATGCATTATAAGTTTTTACAGCACCCGCACCAATATCAATATTAAGTTTTTGAGCTTTGGCAAGAACTTCAGCTACACTTTTACCAGTTTGTTTAGCAATTTTTTCAGCCTCTTTCCCACTAAGAGTGCCGCCAACTTCTCTGATCAGTTCAGATAACGACTTAGCCATCGTTCTCCTCCATATAATTGATGACCCACTCAACGACACTACGTTGACCAGATCGGTACATAACTTGTTCCATTGTCATATCAGGTGTAGGGTTGGTTGGTGGAAATATCTCGTCTAACTTGGTAAGCATGGCATTAGCTGTCATGCCACGTACATCTAGTAGACTAAGCGTATTGGGGGAGGTTGGGGTTTGCATGTTCAAAGAAAGCAGGCATACGTGCCCGACGTGTGTCAGAAAGTTCAGGTGCCTTCCCTTGATACATCAAGCTATCGCTGGAATCCAGCCAAAATTTTTTGTTCAAATATTTAAGGGAGTTACTAGAACTCAATGGTTGCATCACCCAGTTGATAGTTGCCTTACGCAGTTTATCAAGAGAAGGACTGATATCAAGCCCCAACTCACGACAAACAAGGCTATTGGTAGCAACATGTACTTGTTCATCACGACTGATATCAGCGCTTACTGTTCGGAGTCCAGCATCACCGTTAAATCGGAAGAACGGGAGGAGCACAAAGAAAATTGCACGCTCGGCAACAAGTGCTTTGAGGAGCGTGTGATCTGGATGAGCAACCCAGGCGTCACGAAGTCGTTTTGCTTCTGCCTCAGCTTCTTCATCAACGCCGATAGCATTGGCGATGTAACCGAGTGCAAGGTCATGGTTCTCTTCGTCCTTGATATTGGACAGAAGAATGTCCCTTGCCATTTCTGGTACTTCAGTTTTGAGAGCATCTTTGATAAAGTCACCAACTGGTAATTCCATATGTCGAATAGCCAAGGCACGGTAGATAGTTTCTTCCGCACCATCAACAAGTTTACCAGCAGTTGTTTGGACAGGAGTCCATGTACGTTTACGATCTAATAGTTTTTGATAAGGGTTCATTCGCCGCAATTACAATCAGGAGCAGGATCATTTAGAATCGACTCCAGGTAATCGTCAACTTCAGCTTCATCCAATGCAGCATAGACATTAGATTTGTCTTGAGTATCTCCCATCACCTGAAGCGAATAGTAAAGGGAGGTTTGAGGAGAATCCAACCACTCTTCTATAAATGCCTCATCATAGGTGATCACATCAGACCAACTATTGAACGAATAGCCATGAAGAAGTCCCGTTTTATCTAGCATCTTGACGATGCCATTTGCTACATTGAAGTAGTCATCCCAGCCAACTTCAGACGCAATCTCAACCGGACCATAGTCGAAGCTCTGGACGCCAAACGTACCGCTATCACGGTCTACCTGACGGGCGATGGGAGGTGCGATCTCAGGACAAGTTGTATAACCATCGAGATCGGTATAGCGGTAGCTGCAGCTAGCAGTAGGAGCGATAGCAAAGGCTCGGTCCATCTTGTTGAACTTAGCTACCTCAGCAGCAGCCTGAACACCAGCGGCAATCTCCTCAGCAAGAATAGTAGCGGGAGTACATTCGTAATCAAGCCCAGAATTTACCTGTTGAAGAGCTTGACCAAATTGCTTATAAGTTACACCATGCCGCTTAAGCATGTTTGCCAACCCAAGGAGTCCGAGACCGACTTGGCGATCAGTCTCTGAAGGGAGGTACTCTCCGCTTTCTCCAACACCTGTTTTGCTGTGGAGGGCGCACAGCTCGGACATTCCATGGACAAATGCACCTTGAATGTCATCGAGTTCACATCCGCCGAGGTTGACATGTTGCAATAGACATGTTCCGCGTGAGGGCAGGTATACCTCCAAGCATACGTTACCCCGGATTCGATTTCCATTTTTGTCTACCTTTGTTTTGTTGAGCCAGATGTCACCACGCTTGATCCCTTCAAGCAATGCTTCTCGGATGTTGGTTGGACATTCATTCCACCAGTGTTGGTTAATGTTGACGCAACGCTTAACCCAAGGAAGCTCACTACGGCTAGCAGTGATAAAGTCAAGCACATCAGGATGGTTGAGATCAAGATGACATACAACTGCTCCATTACGGTAAGTACCTCCACGCCTCAAGATTTCGTTGAGTGTGGAGTAGATTTTTGCAAATGATACAGGGCCAGAAGCTACCAGAAGGTCTTGACCTTTACGTGTTTCTGTACCCTTGGGGCGGAGCTTACTGAGGTGAACCGCCACACCTGCACCGTATCGGAGTGCATGGCTGACAAAACGCCAACTGGCTTCGATTCCATTTTCTCCTTCCATAGTGTCTTCCACGACAAAGACGGTACAGGAGACAGGCAGGCGAGAGGTTGGATCATCAATCCAAGATTGTACACGCCCAGTACGGGCGATTAGTTCTATGGTGGAGCTAGACATTATTAAACAAGATCAGTAAGTGTGGGTTCTTTATAGTTCGGTCCCTTTAGAACCTTACCGTCTTCACGGCGAATAGGTTGCCCATCCTCATCAAGCTTACTCATGTTGCTTTGGTGGACACGATTGAGAGCTTCATCAAGATCCCAACCAAGGTTTTCTGCATATTGATAGCAGACATAAACTAGGTCAGCTAGTTCCTTTAGACACTCAGTTGCGTTAACACGGAGACCCATGATGAGTTGATTCTCAGAGTCTAGGAACTCTTTAAACTCCTCAACGATCAAACTCCGTTGCATAGTCCGTGAAGCTGGACTCGTACTGTTCCTGACCTGGAAACTTTTCCTGAACTCCTTTGCTTGGACGCTGATAAAGGATTTGGCTTTCAAGCTCATTTTGTAGATAGTGGATTGCTTTAGTGAGGTCTTCTACTTTGCTGTCTTTGTAACCAGCACGGCAGATATATTTGATGGCATTACCAAGATGGAAGTTCAGTCCTTGGTCTCGGATGAAATCCCAGACTTCTACTGCCCCTCGCTTGTAGTAGCTTGGACCTTGGAGGTTGGAGTGGGCCATTTCTTAACTAGGTTAGACATTGAATTACTAAGCACAAAGCACTGACGCTGTAGTGCAAGGAATATTGTGATTACATCTTCCAGTTTTGTTTCTGGATGACGTAGTGCATTTTCAATCTGTTTGAGTTTGAACTCTTGCTCCATTGTCAGCGTGACAATCGGGGCTGGGAGTCCAAAGTCTTGGTTCTTGATTGGTGAAATCATAGTCTTCACATTGAAGGATCTTTGCTAGTCGTGCATTTTGCAATGCAACTGACTCATCGAGACCCTTCTCCATGAAGGCATCTACGACAGTCTTCCAGTTATCACCTTTCTCTGCTAGAAGTGCTGCTGCACGTTTTACACCAATACCAGGGACACCAGCGTAACCATCAGTCTGATCACCAGCCATTGTTTGAATAAGATGCCAACGGTAACCCTCTTCGGGAGTAATGGTCACTACTTCCTGGGTGAAGTCGTATAACTCACCAGGAATCTGTCGCATATCTTTATCAGGACTGCAGATGATATGACCTGGTTCTTTAGTGGCGTAGATGCCCATTGCATCATCAGCTTCAAGAGTAGGCATGATCACCACATGGTAGTCTTCCTTGAGTTTATTGATGACCCTTTTGTAGCCGCACGGTTTCTTTCTATTACGGTGTCCTTTATAAGCTGGGTCAATAGATTTACGAAAGTTGATACTATCAGAAAAGAACAAAATAGAATCATCAAAACATCCAAGGTCAGAAGCGATGTTGTAGAGTTCTCGTTCAACGTATTTATAAGCTTCTGAGAATTGGGAGGTGACGACGATAACATCTTCTCCGAAATCAATTTCAGTTTCTGTTCCGGCACAACACTTATAGACGATATAATCCGCATCTATTAAAAGGCTCACCTTCCCTGTCCTCGCTTGAGCTTACGCCCATGCGAAGGGAGGCTACGACGACCATTACCTTGACGGGTGTGTTTGTATTTAGCACGAGACTGAAACTCTACTCGTCCCAATGCAGTTTTAGATTTAACAGCCATATGTTTGGTGGTTAGTGTACATCTGCCCAGGTCTGACCTACCTTAGCTTCCGCTTCGATAGGGATTCTCAGGTTATAAGTTTCCCCAGCCATCAGGGCAGATAATGTTAGTGCTGAAGAAAGTGTATCAGAATATTCAGGTGGACATTCAAACTGCACCTCATCATGCACAAATGCTAGTTGGTGTGCATTAATTTCACACGTTTTGATTGTATCGTGAATGTGAATCATCCACTGTTTAGCTACAATACCTGCGCTCCCTTGGAGTAGGTAGTTAAGGGCTTTGTGGCTACCATCAACAGTGCAGCGGCGACCGTCACACAGGTTAATGTAACCAGATTCCGCTTTGGACTTAACCGCAGTAACCAGTTTCTCAAGTCCTGGAATTGCATCCATGTAAGCTTGACGTATCTCAGCCCCTTTCTTTTTAGCGGCTTGCGGCGATAGTTGTGGGTCATAAGATAATCCGATCTTGTGGTCACCGGCTCCGTACAGAAAGGCATAAGTTACAGTCTTTACTAGACGACGAGAGATTCCAATCTTATCTGCATTTTCTTGGTGAATGTCACCGTTGAGAAGAACGTCACCGTACCTGCCTCCATCATATCGGGCAAGGTAGTGTGCGAGCATCCGTAGTTCAATCCCTGCGAGATCAGCACCAACCATGACATGGCCAGGGCTAGCGCGGAATAGCTTTCTAAATTCAAGATCACTAGGTACCTGTGCTAAGTTTGGATTGCGGTGAGCACATCGAAATGTGTTCGTAGCAACAGAGCAGTGGTGATGGATACGATTGTTTCGTACCAGCTTTAGCCAAGCGTTGTTACCTTCAGACAACATACCAAGCTTTTTGGTTGTCTCAAAGCAACATAAGAACTGCAGAGCTTCCTCTGTGCCTATGTCCTTGAGTGTTGTCTCATCAATCACCGCCTTGCCAGTGTTGGTTGTTTTATCAGGTTTCCAACCATGATGTGTTTTCATGATCCAGGCAATGTGATCACGACTGGTAGGGCTGAACTCCTTCAGTCTAGTGAAAGTAGCTCCGGCGATGTATCCTTGGGTTCGATTAGGTCGTTTAGGAGTAAACTCCGGTCCAGCAACGTAAGGGTACCGCTTCCGTAGTAGCTGATTAAGATTATCAAGCTCGGTATAGAGAGTTTGTGCAAGTTCCCATGCAGCTGGCTCATCAAAAAACCATCCATGTAATTCTTGCTCGGTGAGGATTTCTGCGACACGATGCTCTAGTGCGATCCATTTAGGAATGGTTGAAAGTGTTTCCAAAGTTTAGTCGTAACAACAACGTCTTGTACCATATAATCTTGCATCTCTTGACTCCATTCTTTCCAATCTGCTGTCTTTCCAAACTCTCCTTTATATTCACCTAATCGATACCCATAGGCTTCAAGAGAATGGCGACCATAAAGTTGGAGAGGCATGTTCTTCCAATTTCTTTTCTGATCGGTCTTCAGAATATCAGCATGACATATGCGGCTGAGAACAAGAGTATCAAGAACGAGACCACTCCTGTCAAACCAGGGAAAAAGTTTACGAATGACAGGTATATCATAATTGATAATGTTATGCCCGACAATACAGTCAGCGTCTTCAAGCCTTTGTATCCCACGGACAATCGGTTCAGTATTCCCCTCATCATTGTAGACAAGGGTTTTGTCAGTCTCCGTATCATAGATGCCAAGACAGTGAATGTGGGTAACATCATGAACGAGTCCGTTCGATTCCAGATCAAAAATTAGCGTCATTCCAGTGTCGTATTACACCAGCAACAATAAATAGGTTTGTGATAAAGATCATCAACTCAAGAAGGTTGAGCCTTCGGAGCAGCACCTTGCCAGACATAAGTTTTATCAACGAATTGTGCTCGTTTGATTGCCTCGGTGGTGGGAGGTTTTGGGCTATAAGCCGTTAGCCAAGTGCCATTTTTTTGCTCATAAAAGACAACCGTCATGCGATCTTCACGCGGGATGTCAGGAAGATCAGAGTTAATGCAGGGATCGTTTTCCATACTGAGGTACTTAAAATAACCGTCCTCAGAAATCTGTCGTTGGATCGAAGCTTTCATCAGATTTAGTCTCTTTGAATTTACAGGTATTTAGATCATAGCTCAGCCGACACGCGACGCCAACCTCGCCTGAATAGCGATTCTTGAGGACTCGCACAGTCGTATCACCTCCTCCAGATGTGCTCTGCTGGTTTCGTTCAAGTGCAATAACTCCGTCAGACAACTGTGCAATTGCTGCACTTCCTCGCAGCTGTCCCAGAGTGACGCGGGCACCCTCTTCATGGTTTTGATCACTAGATGTTCTCCGTAGATGAGAGACAAGGAACATGGCGACACCAGTACGCTCTACAAGAGAACGCAACTTAGTCATGGTGGTATCAATCATTCGACGCTCATCACCATCAAGACCACTCAACAGAATAGAGAGGTGATCAAGGAAGATTACCCTTGTATCAAGACCCGTTGCCAGGTACTCAATTCGGTTGTAGATGAGATCAGGATCAAAAGAACCAAAGCCGTCGAAAAGAAAAAGATTCCAGTTAGCAAGAGTGTCTTGATATGCTTGGGTGAGAGTAGCTCGGTCATGTTCTCCAATGTGTAGTGATTTACCAACTGCTGCGGACATCAGTCCGAGAGCTGTACGACGGTTGGATTCCTCAAGTGCCAAGTAACCGACCCGTTCGCCTTTACGTAACAAATGAGTTGCGAGTTCACGACAGAAGCTGGACTTTCCGATCCCACTTCCTGCAGTAATCGTGACAAGCTCTCCAAACCTGATCCCGTGTAGTTTGTCTTGGATTCCTTGAAAAGGATACTCATGGTCTGCTGGTGGTGTTGGTGTGGTGACTAACTCTAAAAGTAATTTACCATCTACAATTCCGTCTGGCCGGTACGGTTTAGCGTCCCAAATAGCCCGACGTATTGACTCACTGTCATTCGCCTGAAGCGCGTCGCTCGCGTCCTTGTACGCTTCCAGACGGGCGATCTTGCACTTGCCAGGTGGTAGTACCCCTGCTGCTTCCTCCGCTGCCTTACGGCCCGCCTCGTCATTGTCGAAGAACAGGATAATCTCCTCATAACCCTGGAGCCAGGGGATAGCCCGTTGAATCGACTTCTTTGCCGCAGCGGCACCGCTAGGTAGAGATACCATCGGCCACCCCGGCATAGCCTCACTACATGAAGCTGCATCAAGTTCCCCTTCAGTGATGACAACTCGTTTTCCAGTGGAGGGAAACAAATGCTGTCCAAAGAGGCAGGTAGGTGATTGTCCCTCATAATAGAAGTCTTTGGCTTTGGTCTTAGTCTTACATCCAATCAGTATACCATCTTCATCGTAGTAGTGAAACCGTAAGACATCACCATCACGATAGATCTTATACTGTTGGCATACCTTCTCAGAGATATTTCGCTTACCTAATCGTACAGCAGAACCTCTGATTGCAATAGACATTTTGTTGGTGTGAATGTGAAATGATTCCTCCGTGTGTCCGTAATTGTTACAAGAGAAGCAGTAGGTATGCCCATCAGTGTAGAGACTATTTGCATCACTACTGCCACACACATCACACGGTAAGTGCCTGACGAACTCGCTTTCGCATTTCTGCATATGCTCGTGCTTGTGCATCGTGATAATCAAACCAGGAATCAAGTGCTAGGTAGAAACCTTCAATCAGGTTCTGCGCTGTGTTAGGGTTTTCAGCATCAACATCAGCGAGGTAATCACTGAAGCCTTCTGCATAGAACTCAGGTGTGCCGTAAGTCAGGTTAGCCATTCGAGTGGGATTGAGTGAAAGGAACAGTATTGGAAGCCGTGCTTTTCGCACCACTTTGCATAGGTGGTCTTAGATCCTTTGTAGATCTTATTATAAGGTGCTTGAAAGACGAATCGAATATCTAAGTCGGGATTCGCTTTCTTCACTGCGATCATCTTCCTTCGGTCTTCCTCCGTCAGGCGTCCCTTTGTTTCTAAGAAGACACCATTCGGTAAAAGAAAGTCGGGTGTGTAGTTGCATTGAAGAACGTATGGAACTTTGGTTGACTCGTACTCAAACTCTACCTTCAAGCTTGAGAGAAGATCAGCAACCTTCTCTTCAAGACCTGAACGGTATTTAGGCATTAGAAATCATCTTCCTCAATCTCAGGTGTGGAGGTTACATTCGGTTCCGAAGTTTTGTAACCTTTAGTTTGACCAAAGAGAGCTGCCACTTCAGTTTCACCAAGATCGCCTGTATCAACACCAGCAGCAGATCCAACCGTAACGACTTGGACACCGACAAGCTTAAGACTCGTTCCATAGGTGACACCATCACGGAGGATATATGGCTTCTGACGGAACGCAAGTTTGACAGTAGAGCCACTGTAGATCGGGGTGTTGGGGTCAGCAATAGGAGTTCCTTCTGTATCAACGACAGGTGGCTTCGTTTCCTCATTCCAACTGAACTTGACCTTGTACTTCCCATCAGACACCTCCTCCCAAGGTTCAGGCTTCAGAGTGGAACGCTTCGGGTTCTTTAGTTTAGACTCAGCCCATTTGAGAGTATCAGCTCGATCTTCTTCAAGCTTCTCAACAAGGGATTGATCAACAATAGCACCAAGCGAGTAACCGAACTTACTTGGTTTGAGGATAGCCTGGTAACCTTCAAGGATCACAGGCTCTTGGGTAACGTGGATGGTTTGGGGCATTTCAGCAAAAGAAATAGGTGGATTCGATAACGGATTCTGGTTCCAGATCTCCGATGATCGGTGGGTCAGTCTCCGCTCCAATCTGTGAAGCGAAGTCTAGTAGGTAATCATGCTCCGCGAATAGGTGCATGTAAGTCTGCCTCACAATAGTGGAGAGGGTAGACATGTCTGTAGCACGACACAATACTGAATCGTGGATGAGTGCAATAGGGGCGTTGAAACGTAAGACACTCAAATGTAGAAGGCTAGCATCAAGACTGTGAATAAGGTTAGGAGCTGTTGCGTTCTTGTGGTGTTGCTTATCTACCTCCTTTGAGTCATCAACAGCAACCTGTAATTCACAACGACCTAACAACTGTAGCTTAACTGTCACCTTCTCTTTCTTCATCAGCCGTTGAGTGACGACAAAGCCAGATGGTGTAGTCCAGGTTAACTCAGTCTTACCGCTGTCAATAGCTTTGGAGACTTCAGATTCAATCCATGACATGACAGCCATAGGACCAGGAACGACCTCCTCCATAGCATCTCTAACAGCTTTGACTGTTTTGGTTAGATCCTCTTTCTCAATCTCAATACCTTTCTCCTTTAGTGCGTCCTTGATGTACCCACGATTTGAGTATGGTTTAGCATTATATGGTATAGTCATGACTACACGTTTGACCACCTTTCTATCGAGATGTTCTCTAATAGAAGCTGGACAATACGGCTTGGCAGTCTCTGCTACGATTTTATAAGCATCCTGTGGTTTATCACTAGGTAAGACATTAACAAGCTTAGCAGTAGAACAATCTCGTGCAAGACCTGCAAGGATTTGTAGACCTGAACATGTAGCATCTGTGGCAACAAATAGACCGGTGAATTGGCGGTCACAAGCTAAGACACAATGGTAGTACTCCTCACAAGCTGCAAGAAACTGCCAAGGTTCATCAGCTACCTCCCATTCAGAAAGACACCCAATAGGATCTAATACAATGCGCTTGATGAATGTGGAATTATCTTTAACCCAAGCTAATCGCTCAGACATAGGAGCTTTATCAAGACCCCAAGTAGTAGCTACCTGAAATGCTAACCACTCCTCAGCTTCAGGAGTCATAAAAGCTTCTTCATAACTTCTCAACAAACTTTTTCCAAAGTCTGTATCTTGAGGAGTTAGAAAGGCAGGAATTGGATAAGCTCTACCTCTGTAGTCAAAAGACCACGGAATATAGAACTTCTCTCTTCCTTTAAACCTCTTTACTGCTTCCATTGTCATGCGAGTTCTACATGACTTCCTAAACTCATTAGCTTGTCTATTCCTTACTTCTGCTGCCTCTCTCCTATAAGCTTTCCTAGCTTCTTTATTCTCAGCTATGTCTACTGGTTTAGGAGGTAGGGGATGTTCTACTACTGGTAGAAACTTACCTATTTGTATTCCCTTCTCATCTAACTCCTCCGCTACTCTTACGATAAACGGATTTAGACAGTAGGCTACCTTCTGAATCTTGTTCAGAAACTCCAGGGGTCTCTCCCCCTGTATACATCCGCCATGTCCACGACGCACTAGCTTATGCCCGTTCATCACCTCGTTGAGCATGTAGCCACCTGCTTGCTCGTTGCTCCAATCATTGGGAGGTATAAGCATTGGCCATGCAAGAGGGCTAAATAGTTCAGCCTCTTTCATCAGTGCGTCCTTGATGTCCATGAAGTAGGCAGTAGGGACAACAAACTGTGTCTTACGGTTTCTATCTCGTTCGATGTACTTTTCAAACCAACCACTAACTTGCATGATGCAATCTAGCAGCCAACCACCTAACTTAACACGGTTATCCCTACCCCATGCTTCCCACTTAGGGATGTTATTATGGCGGTTCATCAATGTCTTGACGACCGTTAGTTTCTGTTGAGTGCCAATGGATTTGTGCCAGTAGTTCTTCTTTAATGAAGTAAGAAGTCCAGGTGCTACCCTTTCATAGTGTCTCATCTGACACTCATTTTCTACACCAGTTCCAATAGTATCACACACATTGACAAGCTGATTAGCTTTATCTTTGTATGAAAAAACCTTATCAAAGGTAATCTTCAAAGCAATGGTAGCAATTGCTAATGGTTCTAGCTGTACGACATAAGTTTTAATGAGTTGAAATTGATGCCCAGTACCTCGCTTAAGCCTATCATGTGTAGTATCCTCAATGTACTTAACAAGTTTAGGTAGTAGTACATCAATAGATGCGTTACCATAGACACTAGCAGATGCGTAACTCTTATCCTCTAAGTCATGTGTGTTCTTGTATAGACGTTGTAACCCTAATGCAATAGCCTCTCGCTCGAACTTGATCTGTTCATCAATCTCGGCTTGTGTCGTCAATACAATCCTCCGTGTCGTGAATGTGAATCAGTTGCGCAAGCTCAGGATAATCTTCACTAAGCTCTTCAAATTGCTCAATCGTGATCAGACTCATCTTCTTCGTAGTGTGGTGAAATGAAATGGATTTGTTCATCGGTGCAAACAGTAAACTCTACACCATCTCTCATCAACTCTGCTACCTTTTGTTCAGCAGCATGACGCTTTTGATAGACATACTCTTTGATCTTACCTTTATCCGTACTTGCACGAATGATGCAACATACAGAACTAGGTAGTTCCCAACCTGCTACCTTCCAAGACATAACTTCCTCAAATGTATGAGGAACAAACATCTCATCAGGTGCATCTTTGTATTCTTGCCAGTTGTTTGCATAATACTTCTTACCACTCATCAGCTTGCCTCACATTGATTAATTCATCATCTTGTTCGTGGGACAACTCTAAAGCTATCCATGCAGCAGCTTCAGAATCGGGCGCTAACAAATGTATAGTGCCTGAACTTAGGGTCACCTCGTATAGACGTGGTTGGGTCATAAATAGCACTAGTCAGGGATTGATTCAAGGGCGCGGCGGATGGTGTCTCTACACGTCACAAAAGCTGCTGCGTCCGGCCCTTTGCATAGAAGGGTGAGGGCATCAAGCGCCTGCTCCTTCAAGCTCGGCGGCTTGGGGCGGCGGGCGGCGCGTAGGTCGTCACACCAACCCCTCATGCCATCAAAGTGTAATTGGATCCACTGAATGCACGCCTCCAGCTCTTGGTCTGCGCCCCATTGGGCGGCTTGGGTGGCAAGGAAAGTCTCAGAGGGGGATAGCTCACCGCTGACAATGCAGCCAAAATAGTTTCCTAGCCAGTGCTGTATCAACTC